ACCACTGGTACTACAGGTACTACAGGTACTACAGGTACTACAGGTACTACAGGTACTACAGGTACTACAGGTACTACAGGTAATACAGGCACCACTGGTACTACTGGAACCACAGGTACTACTGGAACCACAGGTACCACTGGCACAGGAGAAGGCACTGGTGAGGGCGAAGGTGTCGGAGACGGTACAGGAGAAGGAACTGGAGAAGGAACAGGCACTGGAGACGGTACAGGTGACGGAGATGGTGATGGAGACGGTAGCGGCACAGGCGTAGCCAGAGGTGGCGGTATGCTTGCAACTGACACTGGACAAGGGTACATGTCAAGTTTAAACTACAATTTACCACAGTTTGTAGGAGTAGCTTATCAGCCTAGGGACTACGATGTTGAGCTTAATAGAATCATTAATGAAAGTTTGTTTAAAGGAATAATCTAATGACTTACTTAGATTTAGTTAATAACGTGCTTAGGAGACTGCGGGAAACAGAAGTAAACTCTGTACAAGACAACGCCTACAGTAAACTTATAGGGGACCTCGTTAATGACGCTAAGAACCTTGTAGACAGTTCTTGGGACTGGTCTATGGAGCGTAAAATAATTACTACTACTTTGACTGTAAACGACCCTAATGAAAACAACGATGTTGCGTTAGTAGGTTCAGGAGAATCTCCTAAAATTGAAAGTATGATTGTAGGTTGGGAAAACGTAGATGTTGGTAAAACCGGAGATAACTTTTTAACTTACATAGACCAAAACACTATGGAAGAATACATACGTATGCGGCAGCCACTTATAGGAACTTCTGTTCCTGCAGGAAGACCTGTGTACTACAGTTTTTACGGCATTGACTCTAATAGAGACTCTATAATTCGTTTGTATCCTTCTCCTGACAAAACTTACCTTCTTTTGACAAACTTGTTTAAAAATCAAGCAGACTTAGTTTTAGACGGAGACACTATGGACGTTCCGACCATGCCTGTGCTGCACCTTGCTGTAGCTTTTGCTTCACGTGAGCGTGGAGAAACAGGAGGTACTTCTACTCAAGAGTACTTTACTATGGCAAACAAGTACTTGTCTGACGCTATTGCAATGGACGCTGGTAAACACCCAGAGAAAACTATCTTCTACACTCCTTAAGGCATAAATATGGCACAAGAACTTAAAAGTATTACTCTTGTAGCGCCTGCGTTCAAAGGAATCAACACTGAAGATTCTCCGCTGGCCCAAGACCCTTCTTTTGCTGAAAGTGCGGACAACGCTATAATTGACAAAAGGGGACGTATTGCAGCACGTAAGGGCCTCACTGTTTTAACTACAGATAAAACTGAGTTAGGTACTAGCAGCCTACGTGCAATAAAAGAGTTCAGAGACAACGCAGGCAACACTAAAATATTTTCAGTGGGTAACAACAAGATACTCAGCGGCATAACTACGCTGGCCGATGAAACCCCCGGTGGTTACTCTATTACTGCTGACGACTGGAAGATGGTCAACTTTAACGACAGCATCTACTTCTTCCAACGTGGGTTTGAGCCTTTAATATACAACATAACTGCTTCAGGAAGCCCCGGAGGTGCCGATAGTAACGTAGTGACTTTAGGCTCTGTCAACAGTGCTGCAGGCGTTTCTTCTACAATGTACGGCAACGAAGTCCTAGCAGCTTACGGTAGACTCTGGACTGCAGACTTTGCTCTTGATAAATCTACTGTTTACTGGTCTGACCTTTTGATAGGCTATGACTGGTCTGGAGGCACGTCTGGCTCCATTAATATATCAAAAGTGTGGCCTGATGGTTTTGACGAGATTGTTGCTTTAGCAGCCCATAACAACCTTTTGATTATTTTTGGCAAGCGTAGTATCGTAGTTTATGAAGGTGCTGATGACCCTGCTACTATGAGACTTGTAGATACTGTAACAGGCGTAGGCTGCGTTAGTAGAGACACAGTACAGTACACAGGTGTAGACGTAATTTTCTTGTCTCAGTCTGGACTTAAAAGTTTCGGAAGAACAATACAAGAAAAATCAATGCCCATAAGCAGTCTGTCAGGTACAATTACGACGGACATTATACAACTTATTAATGAAACTGGAGAACTGTTCAAGTCTGTGTACCACCCAGAAGAAAACTTCTACTTGCTTACTTTTACTAACCAAACTGTAACTTTTTGTTTTGACGTCAGAGGCACTTTAGAAAATGGGTCGTACAGAGTTACTCGCTGGCCCGGAACAGGGTTTACCTGTTATGAACGCAAGGACACTGGAGACTTACTTATAGGTAGTTCTTTAGGGATTGGGCAGTACACAGGGTACAAAGACAACAACCTTTCCTATCGTTTTAAGTACTTTAGTCCTGAGATGACTTTTGGTGACGCTTCTAAACTTAAGTTTTTAAAAAAGATTAGACCGACATTAGCAGGAGGAAGTGGGTCTGATGCGTTTTTTAAGTGGTCTTATGACTTCGGAACTGTGTTTAATACTGCTGAAGTTGGGATTAGAAGTCAAGGAAGGTCTGACTTTAATATATCTGAGTTTAATATCGGAGAATTTTCTGACGGAGTGCTTATTTCTAGGGACGCTATAAACGCTAACGGTAGTGGCTCAACTATTACCATTGGCCTAGAGGCAGACATAAACGGAGAAGAGTTGTCTATACAAGACATTAACGTGCTTGCATTAATAGGTAAAACATTATGAGTTATGATAAAAAAGTTGTTGACAAGGGGATAAACTAATGGACTGGCTTAAAAAATTCTTAGAAGAGTTAGGAGGCAAAGACGCAACTGCTGCCAACACTGCCGCTGCTTTAGGATTAGGGGGCGCTGGTTTAGCCCTTGCTGAAAAAGGGTACAGTGAATTAGGAGACATCGGAGAACGAGCCTTTAGTGAGTTTGCGGGAGAAGATGGACTTGCTCAAGAACTCCGTGGTATGCTTGAGTTCCAACCGTACACCGTGACTTCTGCTACTGGTGGTCAGTTTGGAATGACTAGAGACCCTAACACGGGTCAAATGACGTACCAAATGGCTACTTCCCCTGAAGAACAAGCTTTCCAGCAGCAGCAACTAGAACGTGCTGGGATGTTCTTTGGACAAGCAGCAACTCCTGTAGATCAACGTGAACAGGACGTGTACCAGCGTATGCGTACAGCTATGTCTCCTGAAGAAGAACGCCAGCGTTTAGCTCTAGAACAACGTATGGCTGCTCAAGGACGTATGGGAGTACAGACGGCACAGTTTGGTGGTACTCCAGAACAACTTGCGTTGGCTAAAGCTCAGGAAGAAGCTAGAAACACTGCTATGCTAAATGCTATGCAATTTGCAGGTCAAGAGCAGCAACGTCAAGCACAGCTAGGCTCAGGCATGTTAGCTTCTGGTTACGTACCACAGGCACAGTTGTTGTCTGCGTTGCAACCCGGAATGACTGCTGCAGAACGTCAGCGTCAAGCTTTGTCAGAACAAGCGGGAGTCTACGGTCAGACCTATGCTTCAGGTTTACAAGGGCTTCTTTCGTCAGCTTTGGGTAAGGCTAATATTGCTGGGGGAGTTGGTGGTAACATCGCTCGTTCAGCACTTGGCGGACTATTTGGTTAAGGAGAACATATAATGGCTACTTTTTCACAAGGGTTTCTGTCGCAACTTGCGAACCCCGCTATGTCACAAAGTTTGTTTGACTTAGGTTCTGCTATTGGTGGTTTACCGGGGCAGCGTAGGGAGCAGCAGCAGAAGCAAGAACAGCTAAAGCGTTATGACCAGATTGCACAAATGAGCGAGCAGGGTATTGCAGCAGCACAGTCAGGCGACGTTGCAAGCGTAACTTCTACGATAAACCAGCTACAACAAACTAGAGAAAATGCTGAAACTTTAGAAGAAAAACAAGCTATAGGACAGTCTATTTTAAAGCTTCAAAGTCTTTTACCCGGAGCAGAAAAAGTTTCTATAGGTAACAACGCCAGAGAACTTGTTAATATTGACCAAGCTTTACAACAACCGGGTTTAACTGAGACTGCTAAACAAACTTTACGACAAAAACGTGAAGATTTAATGAAAGATACTAGGACTGTGCAGCAGTACCAAGCTTACCAAATGTCTCAGTGGAATTTTGAACAAACAAAAGACGACGTAGAAGCAGAGCAGTATCTTGATAAAAATTCACAGGCTATTAACCAAGCAATACAAGACAACGATTCTGAAGCTCTTGAAAAAATTGTTTCTAATTCTGGAGAATACTCTGAAGCTGTTCAAAGTTTTATAAGATCTGCTTCTGAAAATAACAGAGTATTAGAAACACTTAGAGAAAAAAGAATAGAGCTAACAACTGCTCCTGATATAGAAACACATACGAAAGCAATTGAAGCTCTTCCTGAAGAACTTAGAAACCAAGTTCAACCTTTGTTAGATGCTTATGTAAAAGTTTCAAAAGAAGGTTGGAACCCTAAAACCGGAACATGGTCAGAAGGGTCTTTAACTAATGCAAAAGGACTACAAAAAAAACTTACAGATACTGTCTTTAGTTTAGGTAACAAAGCTGCTGCTAATATGTATTACTCTAGGTTAGCTGAAGAAAAAAACGTAAGAAAACAGATTAAACAAATAGAGTTAGAATTAGAAGCTCCTATGAGTTCTGAGTATCTTAAACAAGGGCGTATTATGCTCCAAGCTACGCTGCCGCGAGGGGAAGTACCCTCATTAGCTGATATAGAAACACAAGCTAAAGTTTTATTTGAACGTGA